GGAACAGGAGTTGCGCTTGGTGTTGGGGTTATACTCGGAGTATTGCTTGGAGTAATAACAGGAACATTTGAACTTTCATTTATACCATCCATCTGTTGCTCTCTTGGAACAAGGTCTCTTCTGATATATCTCGATTTTTTTGTATCCCATGCATCCAAAGGGTTCGTATTCATAGGGACTATTCTTTCCCCTTGAAACTTAGCTGGTGAAAAATACTTCTGTATTTTACCAGGAACACCCCATACTCTATTGTTCTGACCTTTCTTCATAAATATTTTGGCTAAAGAAGGGGAGCTATGCCCCCCTTCCTATAATTTAACACGCGCAAGTGTCTAAAGTAAGACCGACAAGTGTTGCACTAAGTGAATTAGCCAACTCTCTTGCAGGGTCTTTTTCAAGACCTTGTAGCGTTATCGAATAACCGTTTCTGTCTCCAAAGGTTGTACCACTTTCTCCAGTACCAGCCGATAGGAACATTCCGAAATCCTCTCCTAAGTAGAAGATACTTCCATCGTTTGTTTCAACAAAGACTTTCAAGTCCGTATTCTGAGCAAGTAATCTAATTTGATTTCTCTTAGCTTGTGATAGCTTAAAGAAGACCAAAGTTAAGTCCTGCTGATAGAAAACCGTTCCATTCTCCAATGAAGGAGTGATAGTCTCGATGAAATTAGATGTGTTTTTCTCTACTTGAAATGTATATACTGTGCCTCCTGTTGCTCCGACTGTTAAGATTTCACCGTCGCCGTTAACTGTTGTACCAGTTACGCATCCAGCAACGATATACGCTGCCTTGATTCCACCAACGTTATCTCTACAACTTTTACAAATTGAGGAAGACACCAAACATGAAGAAAAACTCATAATTTTATGTTTTTATTTGACTTTGTAGTTTATTATGCTAATCCATTTTGAATAACGAACTGAGGCCATGCTATCTGCACGCCAACCTTAAAGTTGCTTCTCAGCCTAACTTCGTCGAAATCAACGGAATAAAACATTTTTAGAGTTTCAGAATCCGATAACAAATCAACTCCTAAAACCATATAACCCGCAGGAGCGAGAACAAGTTTATTTGAGCCATTCAATCCGCCAACTGGATGAACCAAAATGTTGGTTGCTGGGTGGAAAGTCTTGAAATCTTCGTATGAAGTCTCTGGTGAGTAATGGTAATAATTGGAAGTTCTATAATTGATGAGGTACTTACGGTAGTTCGCATGAGACATGAAAACAACCCAGTCAGTTCTATTTACCACATCATCAGGGATAGCTTCAACAAGTAAGTCAACCTGAGCTAAGCCGTTAGATGAAGTGATTGCTGATGTACCTGATACAGTAATTACACTACCAGTCAAGTTATCTACAAGCTCAATAAAGCCTGAGAAACATGTTGTAGCAGATGATGCATTCCAGATTTCATTTTCAATCCATTGAGAAATCTGTTGCGTTTTTAAGATAGAAATCTGCTCTTCGAACGGAACGGTTTCCGGGGTGGAACCAGGAGTTAATAGTTGACCCAACCAGTAATCGTTCAAGTCAGCAGGACATAACGCCTCATTAACCTTATACTGGCAGACAGTGATGTCTCTTTGAGTATAAGTTGTTTGTCCTGAACTTTGCCAGCCACACGAACCAGGTTGTACTTCAAGCGTACTATCTAATAGATTGATTGCTTGAGACCCCTTGATTCCTGGCTGAACCTTAATAATCTTTGCCGTTTCTCCTTCAAGGATTGCGCGTCTAATCAACTCGCCGCCAACTTCATCTGTGTACGTTGCCAACGATGAGAGGTTAAAGCCGAAGTCGTATTTTTTTGGTGTTGCCATAGTTTTTAATTTTACTTTGGTATTTTATTGTTTTTATTTTTTGTGAGTTTTTAGTCTCAACTGTCTCAACTGCTCAAACATTTCCATCTTGGAAGCATTCAAGTCAGCTCCGACATTTTTAGGTTGATTGATAGGTTCTCCAGCAGGTTCCTTAGAAAACTTAGCCACTTTTGACTTCATGTCTTCTTGGTCTTTTACCATACCTTCGAGTTTAGCCATGATGGCATCAATCTTACCCATCATAGTTTTCTTAAAATCTTCATCGATTATATCATTACCTTCTGAAAGGTCAGGTATCATACCCATCATGCTTTCTTCAGCCTCAGCTTCAGCAGCAGGTAATTCAACATTCTCTCTTTCAGTAATTTTACCATCTTTAGTGATAACTTTGATTAAAACCTCTTTTCCTTCACTATCTTTGAGAGTGATTTCGTGTTCTCCGTCGGGCGCCTTAGCCTCTTTTCCGTCAGATGATACTACGAATACATCTTCACCAACATCGAAAGTAGGAGATTTAACCACAGTACCATCTTTAAGCATAGCTTCGACGAACTTTTGGTCTTTCTTTTCCATATCGTATTTGATTTCATGGACTTTACCGTCCTTAATTTTTATTTTGGTCGTATCTTCAAGTTTGAATTCCCCTTCGGGTGCTGGTAGTTGTCCGTCGTCTGTTATGATAAAAACAGGCTCGCCGACTGTGAGACCTTTTTCGATGATAAGCTCACCTTTGTTGTCTTCCAGCTTATAGCTTTTGAACTTGTATAGACCAAGTAGTTTAGTTATTTTATTGAAAGCGTCTTGGTAATTCATTTTATTTCACTTAGAATATTTTTTATTTCTTGTATCAGCTCTGTATCTCTTCTGAACTTAGCTTTCTCCAAGAAGTAGCCTTGAACTGAAAACCCTTTGAGTGTCCCATTTTTTACTCTGTTCCACACATCATCGTTATTCACCTTCATGATTACCATCCAAGTTCCCTTAGGGTAGTTCATATTAAATACTTGCTGTTTGTCTTTTTGAGGGTCTTCGACTATCCAACTTTCTACAACATCCACATCTTTGAGATATTTCCTTGCGTGTTCTACATTCGTAGCGTCAAGGAGCTTATCTTTCATAAACTTTTGTTGTAGCTTAAGAATAGTATCAGAAGTAAAATATACATAGTATATCTCACCCGTGATTTCATTTCTACGGATAATCATCTTATCAGGTATCATAGCTGCTCCAACAACAAGTCTTTGTTCTGAGTTGAATACAGAAAAGGACATCTCTCCTCTTATAGACTTCAATTTTTCAGAAGCCCACTCTATACCTGTTGTTCCACCCCATCCAAGCCAAGATATATATCCAGAATCTTTCCAAGGCGTTTCTTTTAATTCGGCTTTCACTTCAGCATTTTTTCTATGTCTTTGGAAAGCACTCATGCGAGCAATAGTTTCTTCAGATATCTTTTCACCCTTACAAAGTTGGTTAGCTCTTATCCAACCAACTTGCGTCATACCCTTTACTTCATCACCATGCTCTTCTTTCCATCTGATAGCTTTACAAGCATTATTTTTGGCAGATTCGGGATAGTCATCGAAAGACTTAAACTCTTCTTTCATCATTTCGATAGCCATCTTTTCAGGGACACAATTAGGAACTTCACGACCGTCTAAAGTCTTTGTACCTATCGCTTCATATCCAGGCCAGCAGGCATCTTCTAAGTCTTGAAACTCAACATAAGACTTTATCTTCTCAAGGTGAGCATCCATAAAAGAAGTATCATGGGTCATACCCACTTCTTCATCTATTTCTTCTATCAAGTCCTTGAAGTCTGCAACAAGTACCTCTGCCTGAATTAAGTCCTCAGGAGAAGAGCTACCTTTTTCAATAACCTCTTTTTCTATTCTAAAGATGTTATCTGCTATCTGTGCTGCACTTCTTACCATCCCTTCAGTATCGTCATCCATATTCATGGTGATTAAATGTTGGAAAAGTTCAATAGCTACAGGACAGATATCAAAGTTTTTTGTGATATAACCTAATACATTAACAGAACTCTCGTCAGCTGCTAATACAGGGTGTCTTTCTACCTCATCTGTTATTTGTTCCACATAAGGAGAAAGTCCTGATACATTTATATCCATCTTCTCTCTCGAGAAGCCTGTTCTTGGTGGGGTATTACCCGCATTTATTGTAGCTTGTGTTCTTGTATCTGGTCCTGGCATACCGTCATCGTCTAAGAGATTGGATGTACTATCAGCATCGTTTCTTATCTTACCTCTATTTCTATAGATAAGCTGTACCCACTTATGCTTGCAGTTATATGAACCTCTATATTGAAATATAGAATATCCGCTGGGGCCTATTGGATTAACACTTCTATTAGACATCTTGTCGATGTCCTCTATTCTGAATACCTTATTGGCTTGCATCATCTCACGACAAAACTCTCTCGAGTTAGCAGATATCCCACCCACATACTTGTATCTGAATCTTACAGATGGTGTGTCTTGAGCTGAGGGTGCATTTGGATTAGCCAAGATAGCGAACTCTTGATGACCTAACTCTCTTACTTCGTCAATATACCATCCCTCTTCTTCCAAAAGACCTTGAGGTTCACCATAAGCATTAAACATCTGAATAACAGCAGGTATTTCCTCGTCTGCTAAGACATACTTTTTTACCTCATTTTCTTCGTTGAAATACTCGAATGTTGCTTCGTGAGCGGGGTGCTCAACAAGGGCTATACCATCAAGACCTGCTTTGTCGTCTTCGTCTTCTATGATAAGCTCAATAATTTTTGGAACCATCTTACTAATAAATACTTAATTTTATGAAAATGTAAAACTTAAAGTGTAGAACGCATCTTTTGTACTCTATCGAATTGTTGTGTAGAGGTCATATCCGATGCTACAACATAAGTTTTGATAGGTTGAGACTGCTGTCCTGTGGTGAGAGCTTCTATTAAAGCACCATTTTGGTCTCTCATCGCTAAGTCTTGTGA